TGCCTTGACTGTTCACGACGCGATTGCGATTGTTGTCCCGCTGGCCGAAGCTGAAGGGGCGCAGCAGTGGATTGAAAAATGTATGAGTACGCCGCCTACATGGGCGACGGGCTTGCCCTTGGCGTGTGAAAGTGGTATTGGAGACAATTACGGTGAATGTTGACGACTACGCGGTATTCGTTACCGACATTAGAAATAAAATGCGAAAATTGGAAGATTTTTGTTTGAAAGCAGAAGTCGGCGCAACATCAGAAGAATTTAATGATGCGTTTGGTTTTACTAACGAAATCAAAATTTCCATAATGAATATAGAAAACTACATGCGAATACAAAGGTATAAGCAAAGGAAATAACATGGCATCTTGGTCATACTCTTCGTTGAATCTGTTTAAGCAATGCCCTAGAAAATATTATCGTATACGTGTAGTTAAAGATATTGTTGAGCCTCAAGCAGAGCACTTGATCTACGGCACAGAAGTTCATAAAGCCGCCGAAGAGTATGGCCGTGACGGCACCCCCATCCCTACCAAGTACGACTACATAAAGCCCTACGTAGATACGTTGTTGAAGTCTCCCGGTACTCAGTTGTTTGAGTACGAGATGGGATTGACGAAAGAATTGACTCCCTGTGAGTTCTCTTCCCCTAACGTATGGTGGCGGGGCATTGCCGATTTTCTTGCGGTGCCAGAGGGCGATAAGTCAGCGATTCTGGTTGACTATAAGACCAGTAAAAGCGCCCGTTATGCGGATACTTCGCAGTTAGAACTTCTGTCTCTTGCTATATTTGCGCATTTTCCGCACATCGATATTGTCAACGCAGGCTTGTTGTTTGTGGTAAGTAAAGAATTTATCGAGATTGAACTTGATAGAAACCACCAACAAGAACTGTGGAAGAAGTGGATAAAAGAAACGGATAGACTAGACAAATGTTTCGAGTACAATACTTGGAACCCGAGTCCTAACTTCACATGCCGCAACTACTGTCCGGTATTGGACTGCGAGCATAACGGGAGAAATTAAATGCCTTATGTGAACAAACCACGTCCCTATAAGAAAGAATACGAACAACAGAAGGCCCGAGGGGAAAACCCAGCACGGGCGGCGCGTGAGCGTGCGCGGTACGAGTTTGATAACCCCGGTAAAGACGGCAAGGTCATCAAACGGAAGGGCAAGGACATTGAACATATCAAACCCTTAAGCAAAGGTGGCGACTCTTCTCTATCTAATTTGCGCCTTGAATCTCCAAGCGACAACCGAAGTTTTTATAGGAACAGTGACCACACGGTTAAGAAGAACGTTTCCCGAAAGAAAAAATAATGTCATTCGGGCATCCATATGTTTCATACGGTGTAAAACAATGTCCTGTATGTAAAGAAAATAAAACTCTTGAATCATACTCACATAAATCGGGAGCTAAAGACGGGCATCAAGTAACATGCAAAGCGTGTGTTAACGCCAAACTGTACAAGAAAAATTCTGTTAAATACGAAAGACGTTTAAGTAAATATTTCAAATACGAAACATAAGACCAATGGAAATCATACATAATAAATACTTGACAGTACGTACGAGAAACCCAGACAAAATTACAAACATTCTAAACAAAAGCAGAGTCATTAAAACAGAAAACGATGTTCACACTGTATCGGTACGGTGGGAATTGTATGAAGCGCAACAACTGCGCCGACTGAAAATCAAGAACGTCCCTAGCCCGATTCTGCGCGACTATGGCTGGCCGGGGCTGTATCAGCCAATGGAACACCAGCGCACGACAGCGGAGTTCCTGACCCTGCACACAAGGGCGTATTGCTTCAACGAGCAGGGCACAGGCAAGACCGCAAGCGCCATTTGGGCGTCCGACTACCTCATGGAGCAGGACTATATAAAACGGGTGCTGGTAGTCTGCCCGCTGTCGATTATGCAGGCGGCTTGGCAAGCGGATTTATTTAAGTTTGCTATCCACCGTAAGGTTGGTATCGCACATGGAAACCGTGAGAAACGGAAACAAATTATCAACGGTGATTATGAATACGTAATCATTAACTATGATGGGATTGAAATTGTCTTGCCAGAACTAATGGCTGGTAAATTTGATTTGGTAATCATAGACGAAGCGAACGCATACAAAACTTCTACTACTAAACGTTGGAAAGCTATGCGGAAGTTAGTGACTTCTAACACATGGTTGTGGTTGATGACGGGCACGCCTGCTGCACAGTCCCCTGCCGATGCGTATGGACTTGGTAAACTATGCACGCCAGAGAACGTCCCCAAATTTTTTGGGTCATTCAAAGAGTCGGTGATGCACAACATCTCCAGATTTAAGTGGACACCCAAACCCGATGCGTCTGCCAAAGTTCATGCTGCATTGCAGCCAGCAATTCGGTTTACTAAAAAAGAATGTTTGGATTTGCCGGATGTGACCTATGTAGACCGAGAAGCTCCGTTGACACCACAGCAACAGAAGTATTACGATATTTTGCGTAAAGATATGTTGATGACCGCAGGCGACGAAGAAGTTATATCGCAAAACGCGGCAGTTAACCTTAGCAAATTGCTTCAAATTTCTGGTGGCGCGGTGTACAGTAATTCGGGTACGCCGTTGGAGTTTGATGTATCTAATAGGTTAAACGTAGTTGAAGAAGTGATTAACGAAGCTAGTGCGAAAGTGCTTGTCTTTGTGCCGTACAAACATACTATCGAACTTTTGAAAAGCCATTTGAAAAAGAACAACATTCCTTGTGAAGTTATTTCTGGGGAAGTGCCGGTTAACAAACGAAACGATATTTTCCATACGTTTCAAGAGAAAGGCGAAGACGTTCTGAAGGTTCTGATTATTCAGCCAATGGCAGCTTCGCATGGCGTGACGCTAACGGCAGCTAACGTGATTATTTGGTACTCCCCGGTGCCGTCTATTGAAACCTACTTGCAGGCGAACGCCCGCATCGACCGGCAGGGGCAAAAGAATCCTATGACTGTGGTGCATATCGCGGGCAGTGGGATGGAGAAGAAAGTGTACAAAGCGTTGCAGGAAAAGCTGACGCACCACACTTCGCTAATCGACCTGTACAAACAGGAAATCGGGGTTGCATGACCTCATTTTTTGGCGTAGGGTAGTTGACAAAGTAAATAAAGAGGACACAATGGAACGCTCAGTTGAAGAAATCGTCGCCATCTACATCCAGATGCGGGACAAAAAGAAAGCCATTCAAGACGAGGCAGACAAGAAAATTGCCGAGATTGAAGAGGATATGAAGGTGCTGACTGAGCATCTTCTAGCAGTATGTAATGACGCTGGAGCCGACAGCATCCGCACAGGGGCGGGCACCGTCATGCGGGGGATTAAGACTCGTTACTGGACGAGCAATTGGGAAGCCCTATACGACTTAATTGTTGACAATGATGCGTTTGGGTTGCTTGAGAAACGGATTCAGCAGACGAACATGAAACAGTTTCTGGAAGACAATCCAGATTTGTTTCCCGAAGGATTGAACGTAGACAAGGAGTACACAATCACCATAAGACGTAAATAAGAAGTTATTTAGAAGTTATTTAGAATCATTTAGGAGTATTTATGAGTAACGATATTGTCCCGTTTTCTTTGGATTCTGTGCCGGATTACATTCGTCAGGAAGGCCAGACCGAGTTAGCCAAGAGCCTGCTGAAGAGCGGCAACAGCAAGCGCATATCCGTGCGTGGTAAGAAGTTCCGGCTTGTTGTGGGTGGGGAGGAAATTGCCACTCGCGCCGAACCGCATCTGGATGTGGTCATCGTGGCCGTCGCCAAAGACTACAACCGGCAGTACTACGCCAACGAGTATGACCCGAAGGCAGAAGCTGAACCGCCGACCTGTTGGTCACCGGATGGTCGTAAGCCGCACGCGAGTGTGGAAGCGCCGCTCCATGCCAACTGCAACGAGTGCCCCAAGAACGTCAAGGGTTCCGGCGCACGTAATACTAAAGCGTGCCGTACTAAGCGCCGTATTGCGGTAGCGTTGGCCGGTGATGTTGGTGGTGGCGTGTATATGTTTGAACTTCCGGGTACGTCAGTATTTGGCACCGGGGATTCGACTCACATGCCGTTCGACCAATACGCCAACTTGGTGGGGTCTCAGGGCTTCTCCGTTGACCGTGTGGTCACCCGTGCGCGGTTTGATGATGAGGCTGACCAGCCGAAGGTGTGCTTCTCTGCGATTGGGTTCCCGGCGATGCTGGACATTCCGAAGATTAAGGAACTGTCAGCGTCCCCCGAGGCGAAGAACGCCATCACCATGACGGTGTATCAGGCCGACAAGGAAGCTAAAGAGGCTGCACTTCCTGAGTCAATAGCGGAACCTACTGCGCGGCCCAGCGCCAAGAAGGAAACGGTTAGCCCCAAGAAAGACCTTGAGGGTGTATTGAGCAAGTTCGTCAACTCCAGCAATACGGACGACGAATAACATGGATAACCGAGGCTACAGCAAAAGAATTATTGATGCTAATGAAACGGCATCGTCTGATAGCCTCGGTGTCCTTTTAGGCCGGTATTGCATTAGTAGGGACATCCCCGTATCCGATATTACGGGGTATTTTGGGGTATCCCGAATGGCTATATACAATTGGTTTACTGGCAAATCGGAACCGAGGAAGTACCACAGAGATAAAATAGAGACGATATTGCGTAGTGGGGGATGGTCAGTATAACGAATTAGAGAATCAAAATGGACACAGATAAATTCCTATCTAAAGTATGGCCGACCGAAGGTTGGTACTGCATACAGGGAATGAAATTGGACGGGTCTTATCCTGTAATTACATGGCACGATAATATCCCTGATGCCTGCAAAGAAATAGACCGGCTAACCCAAAATTCATTCAACGCTTATTACGCTTGTGCTTCTTTTGAGAAAAACACAAAGCGCGAACAAAACAACGTATACGCATGTAAAGCTCTTTGGCTAGATATTGATTGCGGGCCAAATAAACAATACCCCACTCAAGAAGTAGGCATCGAAGCCCTAGTAGGGTTTTGCAATAAGTATTCGATGCCGGTGCCGACGGTTGTAAGTTCCGGGCACGGGATACATGTGTATTGGTTTCTCAAATCAGAAGTGCCCAGAAAAGAATGGAAGGGCGTCGCTGAACAACTGAAAGTTAAGTGTAGAGAAGCGGGTTTATTGGCTGACTCCAGCGTTACCGCTGATGAAGCGCGAATCCTGCGCCCACCGGGGTCTAAGAATTTCAAGAACGGTACTGAAACAGATGTTGAAGTTTACCTTGAAGGGCCGTTAGTAGAATTTGATGTTATAAAATCTGCGCTGGGCGTGATGGACATATTCCTCAACGCGCCCGACTACATACGTAGGGAATTAACACCACTACAAAAGTCTTTGCAGGAGAATCTTCGCAATCGATTCAGCACCATCCTAGACAAAACCAATCGTAGCGTTGGGTGCAGCCAGCTTGAGTATATCGCCTGCAATCAGGCAGACGTTGACTACAATTTATGGCGGGCAGGGCTGTCGATTGCGCGGAACTGCGTCGATGGTGACATAGCAATTCATGTTATCTCCAGCGAACACCCTGAGTACACCCATGAGCGCACCGTCATCAAGGCGGAAGACCTTATCGATAAGCCGTATCTATGCCGCACCATAGAGAATATCAGGCCGGGAGGCTGCGATACTTGCATCCACAAGGGGAAAATCAAAAGCCCAATCGTGCTGGGCGTAGAGATTGAGGAAGCCCCAGAAGACGAAGACATCGTGCATATCGATGCAGGGGGCGCAACCACTTTCTTCAAGCCACCTGTTCTGCCGGAACCGTACAAGCGTGGACGCAATGGCGGTATCTTTGTTGTAGAAGATGAAGATTACATTCCAGTATACGAGCATGATTTGTATTTGGTGAAGCGTATGCACGACAGCAACCGAGGCGAGTCGGTGTTGGCTAGATTGCATTTACCTCGCGAAAACTTAAAAGAATTTGTGATTCCGTTGTTCAACCTTTTATCAAAGGACGAATTACGTAAGGTTTTATCGTTCAATGGGGTTATTGCGTTACCAAAACAACTTGACCGAATAATGCAATATCTAGTTGTGTGCGCTAAGAATCAGCAATTAGAGTTAGATATAGAAATTCTGCGCAATCAGTTTGGTTGGGCCGACAACAACACTAAGTTTATTCTTGGCTCACAAGAAATTGGGATTATGGAGACTAAGTACAGCCCCCCATCCGAAACAACTGAAAAGATTGCACGGGATATATATCAGAAGGGAGTGCTGTCTGAATGGAAGAAAGTCGCCAACACCTACAATCGTCCGGGGTTTGAACCTCATGCGTTTGGTTTTCTGGCGGCGTTTGGTGCGCCTTTACTCAAGTTTACCAACTACAACGGGGGCATGATTAACTTATTGGATTCCGAATCGGGCACCGGCAAGACGACCATCTTGAAGATGATAAACAGTGTGATGGGGCACCCCGACGGGTTGTTGTCCAAAGAGTCCGACACACTTGCGCATAAGAAATTTCGGTTGGGGGTTTACTGCAATATGGCGTACACCTGTGACGAACTTACCAACATGCCGCCCGAAAGCATTTCTAGTTTGATTTATGAAATCTCGCAGGGCGAGGGCTCTGGGCGGATGCAGTCCCAAGTCAACATGGAGCGGAAGAACGACACTCGCTGGGCCACAATCGCCGTGGGGACATCTAACGCTTCGCTGGTGCAGAAGCTGGGGCTGCTCAAGTCTACCGCCAATGGTGAAATCATGCGGCTTCTGGAATATAAGGTTCCCCGCACTACTACGCTTAGTAAGAACGAAGCCTATCAGCTATTTGAAGGGACGATGTATTGCAACTTTGGATTAGCAGGGCCGATATACATTGACTGGCTAGTAAAGAATCAGGAAAAGGGAGTATCTAAACTTATCGAAGTGCAGAATCGGATTGATTCTATGGCGAACTTGGATAACCGTTACCGTTATTGGTCAGCTATCAGCGCGTGCGTACTTACAGGCGGGATACTCGCAACTAATTTAGGGCTGTTAGATTACGATATGCCCCACCTAGAACAGTGGGCTACTTATGAGATGCTTCCATCGCTGATGCGGGAGCTTCGCACTTCTGTTGCAACTTATACTGACGTGCTTGGCGAATTTATGTCCAAGCATCATTCCAGCACGGTAATTTTGAAAAGCACTACGGACTCTCGCACTGGGATTTTTGAAGCACCATTTCTTGAACCTCGCAACGAGCTTCTAGTACGTATCGAAGTAGACACCAAGCTGCTTTATATCCCTTCTAAGGTACTGCGAAGATTCTGCGCCGAAGAGCAAATCATTTATAAAGATTTGTTGGAAATGCTGCGTAAAACCGGGGTATACAAGGGCGAAGTGCGGAAGCGTATGGGTAGGGGCACCAAAATCAATACGCCTGCGGTGCTGTGTTATGAGTTTAGCTTTGCCGATGATGATGTTTTTGGTGCTGAAGAATTTCTTCGGGAGCTTTAATGGTACTGCACACTATTAAGTTCGTTATTGATTGGGGCGAATTTAAGCCTTACACGTCATTTTTTATCCCTTGTTTGGATTACAAAAAAGCTAAGAAAATAATCAAGGCTGAATGTACCAAACGGGGATACGTAGTACGTACTTATGTACGTATCGAAGATGGGATATTAGGTGTACGAACTTGGAGAAAAGAGGTCAAACGGGTTGACCTCTCCTGAGACGGCGTGGTACGGTATGGGCGTACATTGTCTTGTGTCCTTACTGTATTCAGCCCCGCTCCGAGCGGGGCTTTTTTTGCCTATCTGAACAGGGAGCCTACGGAAGTATCCCCATACAACCCATAAACATAATCCCTAGTTTTCTTATCTAGATAAACCCCATTTACGGCGTCTTCCATTCTAGACAAATGCGATTTACGAGATTTTTCTTTCATCTTGTAATCAATTTTCTCTGAAGGATTATTCTGCACCCAGTCGGACATATTGAATTTATCAATTACGTCTTCTAACTCTATCTGTTCGTCAAGGTCTTGGTTATCTATTGCGGCGTTTAACCTAGCCAAAATACTTGTTTGACGTGCATTTATTGCATTTTGGTACATATTCAACGCTTGGTTTTGGTCATACATCTGTTTGACTTCGTTAGGTGTAATGCCAAATGCTTGTTTGAACGCATCAAGTCTACTAACGTCTTTAATCTTCATGCCCGCAGCGTTGGTGATACCTTCATCGGCAATCCGAATTCCTTTGGAGAAATTACGAAGGAACGCAGGGGAAACAGCTTCAAACGCTTTTTGCCATTCGCCTTTAGCCGCAAATTCATACGCACGGGGAACGCTCATTGCGGTAGACATCGTTGGGCCAAGCGCAGTTTCTAATACAAACGTAGGCAGGCCAACTTTTTCCAACCGCTGCGGATTGTCTTTCCACACCAAGTTACTTAGCCCAGCGCGGCTGAAATCGATGTTCAGCGCGTAGCCAATCGGCCCGTTATAGAGGGGGAACCCCAAGACGCGCATCAGTTCAGCATCAGGATCTACAGGGTCGTCTTTATCGCCAAACAGCCCATTCAGAAGCTGCGCAAGGAACGTCGCAGCCCCCACCAACGGCATACCCTTAACCCCCGCAAACATCCCCGCAGTTGCATACATTGAAAGTAACTGAGCGCGGGCAATTTCTTGTTCTTTTTGACTTGCTTTACCGAATGCTTTCTTAAACAGTTTATACTGTAAGTATATCATGGTAAGTGGGTAACGTTTGAACGTACCAATTACTTTGCCCCAATCACGCTGGAACAACGCCGCGCCGGTTTCGGAATTAGCACCGCCGTTTGCAAGATCCACCATGTTCATGGCTTCTTCGACGGCTTCGTTATGGGTCATCCCCTTAGCTTTGGCGAGCTTGTACGCTGCCAACAACGTCACTTCACGGTTAAACCGTTCGGAATTTTGGAAAATCCACCCAAGTTTCTTCTCTACCTGATACCGAATACCGGAATAATCGGAGGTGCTGACACCTCTACGGCCCAGCAAATCTTCCGCAGCAGTCCTACCCACACGGCGACGCCCTAATGCCTGCTGCGCCAAATCGGCGTATTCCCACTTGAACAGCGCACTCTTCTTGGCTTTGTCGCCATAGAACGAGATGTCGCTGTTATCCCAACCGCCAGAGAACACCATTTTTGTGGCTTCCATCATGGCTCTTGCAGCGCGATCTACTCCGTACTTACCACCCAAAAGGCTGTAGGTAATAATGGGCAACGCCGTCAAGTTCATCATTGCGGAGCCGACGCTGGCGAGGATGTACATCACATAGTTGGAGTAGCCTGCTCTGGACGCCCAGACGTTCGCAGATGGCGTCAGGATGCCTTCCTTGCGGCCTTCCATGCTTTTGGCGGCTAACTGCGCCGGGACGCTACCATCACGGTTGGCGATGTCTTCGATTTCGGTGAACAATGAGTTGAGTTCCCGCGAGTGCTTCATCTGCGCGGCGCTTGTGATCATCTTGGCACCGACGGTGGCTAGGTTCCGCAGCACGTCCTGCCGCTCCCCACCAGTTCCCTTACGCTTTCTAAACTGCTGACGGATAGAGCGACTCGGGAATAAGTCCAACCACGTCCGGTAGACCGCATCCTGCACCTTGGGATCTACTTTGTTATCCCGCATCAGCTTGATGATTTTCTCAAACTCACCAGTAGGCGGTGCCGACTTAATCGTGATGTCGTCAAACTTAGCGTGTTCCCGAATGGTAGTTCCGGGTTTTACATCGTTACTCTTAAGAATATCCGCCTTACCTACTTTTTGTTCGGCAGGGGTCATGTACGCAATACTTTGCGGCTCGTTATTCTTGTCGGTGTAAGTAAGCCAGAAATCACCTTCACGATACAACGGCAAATAAGGGACGATTCGTTTAGCCATTTGCTCACGCAACAGCTTCATCTTGGTAGAAAGCGCACCGTCAGTTAGACTATCCAGCGTCTTAAGATAAGCATCCGCCCATTCCGAATACTGGTCTACCACATCAAAATATATATCTTGCATGGGTTTAGGCAGCGCATAGAACCGTTTATACAACGGGTGTTTTGCGTTGTTGGTATCCCTAAAATCAATTTGATAGCGGGTAGAATCATGTGATACTTCTTCAAATTCTTCAGCGATATTAGCCGGTGCATCTTTATATATTTTCTGGAGACGCGCTAACATCTTACCAAGTTTTTCTTTTGCTACAGCTTCCTCGTAGTCTCTTTGGTTAGTTACAACGTCTACTTGCTTAATTTTAGCCGCAAGTTTCTTGTTGTACTCTTCCGTTACTTCGGCTAATTGATTTACGCTAAGAACAGAGTTAAACATACTTCGTGACGTTACAGGAAGCATTGACAACTTATTGTTAGCACCAGCAATAAATTCCTTACCCCACGTAGGCGCGTTACGTGTAGCTGCATTCATGTGCCCGTACACGGCACTGATAACGTTTGGAAGATTAGAAGCTACTTGCGGAGACAGCGAATACCGCATCTCATAGTCGTTCTGATTAGCTTCATACTCGTCTTCGGCGGTTTCCGCCATAGGACTATCGAGTTTATCTGCAAAACTGTTAGCGTCATCACGACTAGTTAAAGAAACTTCTTCTCCAATAACATTTTCTTGGGCACGATTAGCTTCTCTAACTCTCTCCATGTAGTTTTCAGATGCTTGACGGATTAATTCTAGACGTTGTTCTTTTGCGTCTAAAACTTTTTCTTCAGCTTTCTTTTTAGAAGATTTAGGAGGAATAGGTCTATTATCGTTCCATAATTCACGATCTACTTCTTCTTTTATACCTCGTTTGTAGTCGGTATCTGACAATACTTGTTCATCTAATTCAATATGCGCAGCGCCGTATGCAAGGTTAACAATATCTTCAGCTTTAAATTTTACAAAAGGTATATTGAATTTGTTTAACAGATTTTTTATTGCAAATACAATTTTCTTGAAGAAAACATTTAACAGCTCAGAAGGTTCCGAACCTTCTGATCTAGCCTTGCCCTCATGGTCAAACCCAATATCAGGCCGCGTGGATTTAAGCATTTCGATGTCGGGGCTTACACCAGCAAGAATCGCTTCTTCAATAAAATGCGCTAACAATTCATCGTTAAACTCTTCTTCGCTCATAGTTTGATTTCTATTAGCGTTGTGCACACGTTGAATTGCTGAACGAGCTATGATTTCTTCAAGTTTATCTTTGCCGCCCCTAGTGATGGTGTCATCGTAAGTGACATCCATCTTTCTGCCTAACCAATCTTTGCTCCATCTAGAGAATTCAAATTCTCCTTTAGAGTTAATATATTCTTTTCCTGCCCATTTCTTAACTTGATTGACAAGAAATTTGTAATTGGCTTCACCAACAAGTTTACGCATCCCGACGTGGCCGCCCACTTCGTGGAGGAACACCGCTAACTCATCCCCTTCTTGGATGTTGTTAGCAAACATATATACTTGGAAGTCGTTCGGGTTTGACTTGGAAGTTATTACAACTGCTTTAGCGTTGGAAGCAATGCCCGGAATACCCGACTCTTCTGGTGTACTAAATACGTGAATGCGTGACCCACGTACGTCACGGCGCATGGCCGTCTGCAAAGCGTAGATAGTGCGTTTTACCGTAGATTTGTTGTAAGTAGGCTGATACCCCTTCAGCAATTCACGGGCGTTGTCCTGCGCTTTTTTAGCTTCAATTTTGTATTTTGGATTTTCGCTAACAAATTCATTCAGCATCTGATAAAGACGTTTGACCTGCGAAAAATAAAATGTCTTATCTTGTTCAGAAGGATGCGTAGCAAACTTGTTAACCGTTCTAGCAAGCAAGTTGTGTAGAGTAGAATAAATAGCATCGTTTACGCGGGTGCTAAAATCTTGCCCCGTTGCAAATAAAGGAGTTTGACCTGCTTTTTTTGCTTCTCTTATTGCTTGGTTAACTTCTTTAAGCGCTTTATTTAACGCGCGAGTATTTTCTTTAGTACGTTTCTCGTTTAATTTATCTTCCGCTTCTTGTGCAGCTTTGGCTTTAGCAGCTAAATGGCGTACAATTTGTTCGTATTTAATTTCAGTTCTAAGGATGTTTTTAGCGCGTTCACGTACGGTAGCTTTATCTTCCTCACTTAAAGAATAATTGTAATACGCAAAACCGTATTTACCGCCAGTATACTTGAAGTGTTCTTGGATAAGTTGATCTGTGTTTTCTTCGGGAGAAACATACGGTGATACTTTATCTAAATCTTTCTTAGCTTGTGAAAGTTCGGATGAAATATACGTATTATTGGGGCTTAGTTTTAAGCGTTCTTCAAGCTGCGCAATTTTTTCTTCCAGACGTGCGGTTTCTTCTTGCCAATCTTCACGCCCCGAAGCTCTTCCTTCACCACTTTCAGAACCAAAATCCGCTACCTTAAACCCAAATTCTGGCGAATTGATTTTACCAAGTCTGCCTTCGGTAGAGTCCCCGCTGGCGGCAGCAATATCCCCCGCAAGATGGTTAAGCGCCGCTTCCTTACCTAAGTCAGGCGACTGTTCCATTGCAATGTAATGGCTAACGGCTTTTTCCGCTCGTTTTTGAAACGCGGTGTACGCTTTGGCTTGTCGTTTAGCGATAAACTTAGATAGTTCTTGCGGGTTGGCTTTGCTAATCGGCACGCCGGGGTTAGCAAACTCCCAGTCTTCTTCAATGCTTTTTAGCCCCAGATTGTCTAGGATGCTGCCCTGCGGTTTTTCTTTAAGGGCTTCAATTTTATTTTCTGTTTGTCTTTCTAGTAATTTATTCGCCCGTTCTTCTAGAGAAGATTTATCTTCTCCTTTAGAATATCGCACATCAACGTCAAGTTTTTGTGAAAGTTCTCTATCTCTATTGAAAAGATTATCTAGACGATCTATTTCTTTATTAGCTAATTGTTCTTTTTCCCCGTAAAGTTTGTCTTTACGAATAGCTTCCCATAGCCCTAAGTCAGAAGAAAGTATTTGATTAAAAGGAACATCTCCAGTTTTTGCTACGCTATTGTAGAAATCTTCTAATGTACCTTGGCGTAATAAAGACTCTTCATTTATATCTTGAATAGCTGGTTCAATATCCTGCGTGTCTAAAGTTGAATCGGACTTTAAAAAATTATTAATTAAGTTAGTAAACTCATGTCTTGCAATGGGATCCAAACTGTCCCAAGCTATAATAGTTGGGTCAGAATCTCTTGCACTTTCCCATTGCGATTTTGCTGCGCCATTACTATTAACCGCTTCAAAAATTTGTTTTTTAATTTCCTCATGTTCTTTTCGTGCTTCTTCAAGATCAGCAGGAGTTTCAGTGGTCGAAGTTTCACCAGCAGTGGGGGCTTCAGTGGTCTGAGTTTCGCCAACAGCAGGAGTTTCACCAGCAGCAAGAGTTTCAGTGGTCTGGGTTTCGCCAACAGCAGGAACTTCACCAGTAGCAGGCACGTTAGCCGCCGCTTGGGCTTTAGCAAGATCACGTAGAGTTTTAGTATTATTAATTCGCGTGTTAATAGCGTTTACAAGATCCGTATTACCAACGGCTTCTGCTTGCTGTCTATACGCCATTAAGTCGTCATAGACTTCTTGTCCTTCACGTCCATTAATAAGCGCAGTAATATTATTCCGAATTATTCCAATTCGTGTTTCTTTCAGTGGGTCAGCGGGTTCAACCGGCGCTACTTCTTCGCTGGCAGGGGCTGTTACGGCTTTTGCTGCTTGGCGCAAAGGTGTATTTCTGTTAATTCTTGTATCAATTGCAGCAACGAGAGCCGTATTACCAACGCCTTCTGCTTGTTGACGAAACACCATTAAATCATCGTAAACTTCTTTGCCAAGTTCACGGCCCGCAATTCTCTCACTAATAACTTTGTTTATCAGAAACGGCGCTGATACCGTTAGTGGGTCAACCGGCGCTGGGGGAGTTGATGCCGCAGTAGGCCCAGACGGATTTAGGGCTGCGCGTATGGCTTTGAGGTCTTCGTTGCCATTAATTCGCGTATCAATTTCGCGTGCAATAGCAGAGTTGCCGCGCCCCGCAACTTCCATAAGAGAGTTATAGAAATCAGGGTCGGTTGTATCAGCATTTTCAAAGAGCTTATCGACGTACGCTTTAGCGCCTTTTCCTCGTTTAATATTATTAAAAGATTCTTGCTCTTCAGTTTGCTTACCAGACGTAATGAAATCGTCCTGCATAGCAGGATGAGTGTCTAAGTATTCTTGAATAGCTTGGGCTTGTTCACGGTTGGCTGCGGGGAAAATTTGCAAAAACGTGCGAAACGCTTCTGCGTTAGACCCAACAGGAGCTTCTTTTATCCCAAGTTTTAGATCGATATTCTGTTCTTTAAGTGCGGCAAGCATCTTGCCAACATCTTTTCTATCAATCCCTAATTTGTTTAGCGTAGCCGAGACAGTGGATTCGTCTTCTTTTATCTCTGGTTTCTGCTTAACATTCCTTTGAGCTTTCTCAGATTCTTTTAACGCTTCGTCATATTCCTCACGTCTTTCTCTAGGAATAGCCAGTCGGCGCAGTTCAAGCTGCGCCGCTTTCAATTGGTCTTTAGCTTCTTTTAGATCAAATTGCGATAATTTATCGTTAGGATTGGCACCGATAGTCTGCGTAAGGTCTTCAATTTTCTGCGTCAGTGTTTGAATTTCACCGGGGTCAGTATCTGAACCAGTGAGTTGGCGCGTCCGTTCAGCATCTTGTTCTTCGGCTGCTTTTCGTTCGTTTTCAGTCGTAAGTAGATTTTTCTGTGTTCTGTAACGGTTAGCGCCGCTTGCTGCGCCAAGAGGGCCACCAACAACACCGCCGACAATGACGGATTCAAGCACGCGGTCAAATTCTTTTGAAGTAAGTGCGTCGTAGTTATCACCAATAATGCGTTCAGCACCAATGCTAAGTGCTTCTTGCGCACCTTCGGTAAGTCCTTCGATACCCGCGTCTTTTAGAAATTCTTTGCCTACAGACTTAAGCAGGCTTGGCTCCATACCGGATTTTTGTAGGAGCTTCAGTGTCACCGCTGCCGACTGTGGTTTAGTCAACTTAACAGGCAAAATCGAATCAAGCGCCGCCGCAACCCCACCAAACAATAACGATGTAGCAGGCGCTAAGTCGCCGGTTTCTTGGTAAATGTTCTGGAATATTTCGGGCGCATTGAGCGCGTACGACCCAAGATAGGCACCGGCCACAGCCCCTTTAGTGCCGCCAGAAAATGCAGCAGACCCGAGCATTCGCTGCCCAGCGGGCGAAGTTGCTAGTTTTTGTGCGGCAATCTCCGTAGTCGCCCACGGGACAATTCGTCGTTCAGCGGTCTTAGCCAGCGCAGATTCCGCCGCACGGGTAGCAATTGTTTTGCCCGCAGCGCCGCCGACACCGCCCGTAAGCAGGGAAAAGGCAAGGTTAGGTACTTGCTCGCCACCACGTTCAAGAAGATACGTGCCCAGAGTCCCAAGGCTATTAATATCCCTAAACGATCCAATTTCTTGCGGGTTAGTTTGTTCAATGTCTTCTTGGACTGCCTTAGCTTCATCCATTTGGCGTTTGGCGTAATCATCAAAGCCCAGCGCACTAGCACCCAACGCAGGCAGCACATCCCCTAACAACGAACCTGTTTGTCTTGCACCGCGAGAAATACCAGACGTAAGACTGCCCCACGCTGAACGGTCAACCGGCGCAGAGTTAATGATGTCTTGAAGTCTTTTTTCGGAATCTTCTTGGTTGAATTCTGGTATAACGGGCGCTTTCGCTTGTGATTGTGCCTCTAACTGCGCACTCAATTTCCTATTCAGATATTCCGCCGCATCTTGCGCAGACGCCCCTTCCGGGGCGTTTACGTTGTAAGACCTACCATCTGGGCCGGTAATCGTGTATGTAGGCATATCAAATACTCTTATTGACCATCAAACGAAACAGCAGGGTTAATAGACGAAGTTAATAAATCCATTATACCGGGTTGGGCAGAAAACCCTAGAGCTTCTGCTGCGCGGGATTTAGCCAATTGTCTTCTATAGTTTTCTATAGCAACTGGGTCTGCCTTTCTACCTCTTTGCTCAAATATTCTTGCAACTTCTCCCGGAGAAATTGATTTTAGCGCGTTTTCATACTGCCTTGCATATTCTTTCTTTGTCGCAGCATCTGCGCGTTGAAGTGACATATCATATCTAGTCGCGTTCTCTCTATCTTTCCGGTCGTTTTCTGCTTCTGAAGTACCTAACCGAACTTGTGCGCCAAGGATAGCATTATTTGTTGCATTCCCTCTCGATGCAGCGCCTTCTGAAACTGCCAAAAGCCTTGCTAATTCAGCATCTCTTGCCGCTTGATCCGCTTTATACAATTCCATCTTTTGCGAGGATCTATCTTTTTCTTGATCATGCGCAATCTGTCTAATAAGCGCATCCCTTGCATTAGCAAGTTCATTAGCCTGTTTAGAATCGCCTTCCGCAGCAGCTTGTTTTTGCGCGTCAAGAAGTCTTTGCGAAGTCTTAATTTTGGCAGCGTTCTCACGCGCTTTGGCATTGACTTCGGTCAACGCAGTCAATCCTTCTGAAGCGCCAGCGGTCAGCCCTTTTAAGAAATTCCCCGGCGTTGCAGCCATCTTAAGGAAACCCCTTGCTGCTGCACCAAATCTATCGCCTACTGCCTGTTCCTCTTGCAAACGAGCATCTTTATCGTATTCCCCGCGCATTTTTCTATAAAACTCAGGATCTACTCCTGCGGCTTTATCAAATTCTTTTTTCTTAGCAATAATGTTTTCCGGGGCTAATTCTTCTTGTGTATAAGGCGGCGCGTAAGTAATTTCTCCCGGTTTTTCGGGATTAATAGAACTTTTAATTGAGTTCAAATCAACGCCGCCGCTACCCGTTTTTTTAGCATCTTCCAGAATTTTATATAGCCGGTCATACGGACTTACCGGAGTCGCAGAAAACCCAGCATCAGACGCGGGGGCGTCAGAACTTTCATAGTCACGAAAATAAGGAGCGGGGTCAGTTTGTTTAGGATAATACCCAACCGGATATGCGTTTTTTGGAGATGTTAATTTATTTAATCTGTTTTGATCTTTTGAATCAATTTCGTTAAAATAATTTACTGGATCTTCTATCAGTGTAGATTTTTGCGGTTTAGGGTTTATTCCAACGATTGAAGGTGGTTGGCTTAAATCAAATGGAGTTAATACATCAGTAGACATAACGCTAGGAATAGATGAATTTACTGAAGATAACATCATCCTTCGTTCTAAAGGGTCTAACTGCGCAAGCATTTGACTCAGATCATCCGGGTCATACCCAGTGAAATCTAAATCTAGTCCTTCGACAAAACTTCTATTATTTTTCCCGCTGAACGCCACAACGCCGCCCTTTTCATAGCGCGGTTCGTATGGAAGTGATGCAACACCGTAGTCGTGAACGTGCCCGCCCGCCTGCATAACCTGCGGCGGCATCTGGGGCGGCATCTGGGGCGGCATCTGGGGCGGCATTGCGCCCATTCCCGGCACGCCTTGCGGCGGCATCTGGGGCGGCATACCCTGCGGGGGCATCTGGGGCGGCATTCTAGGAGCGCCTTGGGGCGGCATACCTTGCGGCATAGCGCCGGGAAGTCCTTGGGGCGGCATTCCTCGCGGCGGCTGTGATAGCGCCTGCATTACGTTTTCCGTCACCGTCCCCTGCGGCGGGGGCGGCTTGGGCTGCTGCATTTCTTTTAGCTGCGCCAGTCGGGAAGTCACCAAGTACAGATAAGGATTGTTCTTATCTTGCAACATGGACATTAGCTGTTGAGGGTTCATACGCGACAGAGCAGCGTTAACTTTTTCAATTTGCGGATCGATTGACATGATTAAACCCCAGCATAATCTTGAAGGCTGCTACCACCGCCGCCAGTCCAGAAGTTATTAGCTCTATCGAACAGCCCGCCGATAGAATTAATGCCTTGATTGCCCAACATCATCGGGGCACCGAGATACATACTGGCAGCGGAGCCAGCTAACCCGCCAAGGGTACTCATCAAGCTAGGTGTCTGAGAAAACTCACGCGAAGTGCCGGTTTCGCGACCAGTTCTAGTTTCCCCAGACCGCGTAGCTGAAAGAATTTGAGCTAATTTCATAGCGTCATCACGGCTAATATCTTGGCGTTTCAACGCTTGCTGCAACTTGATTGCCATTTTTTGGTTTTCAATGTTGCGTCTATCAGCACCAGCCGCAGCGCGAGCATTATATCTTTGCAAATCGGCAGCTTGACGCGCAGTACCTAATGCACCTAGACCTTGTGCAGCATCTAACCCAAGATTGGCAGCAAACTGCCGGCCTTGTTGGTTAGCGTTGAACGCATCTTGTGCTGTTCTAGCGTTAAGCCCATAAGTAGCTGCGTTAGCGTTATATGCGTTTAACGCGGTATCTGCATTAAGGCCGTATGCTCTTGCACGCGCAGCTTCATTTTGCGCTGCGGTATTTTGATTAGCTAGATACGCATCTTGCGCTGCTTTAGTATTCATCCCATAAGTGGCTTGATTAGCTAAATACGCATCTTGCGCCGCTTTAGTATTAAGCCCGTACCCGGATTCACGGGCGCGTTGCTGTGCATTATAAGCAGCAAGTCGTTGCGCTTCGTTCTGTCCAGCGGTGGCTTGGTTCATGCCATATGCACGTTCACCTGCACCGACATTGAATTGCTCAATACCTAAACGCCGGTTAACGTCTGCATTGAACTGATCGCGAGCTTCTCTAAACGCAGCAGAATTCCCTTTGGCGGTAATGTCGGCAATGGTGTTAGCCATATTCCGATTACCAAATGCTGCTTGTAATGCCGCATTGCTAGACCCGAGTCCAGCCCCAAATGAACTTTGTAGTTGTGTTAACGCAGCTTGACGGTTACCTTCGCGGATTGCCTGCTGCCGCGCCTGTTCAGTCACCGCTTCATTAAACGGATCCATGTACTGTTTGGCATCCGCCGCCGAGAAATTCTGAGGGGTGTTAACAGTTTTTAGGTCGTAGTTACCAAACGCTTGCGGGCCAGCGTAGCTTTGAACATCGAATCTATCAGGGGCATTAAATCTGCCGAATTCGGAAGGGGCGTTATAGTTTCCAAACGCGGTTGGATCTGCGTACGCTGACGGCGCGTTGTAATTTCCATACGCTGACGGCGCGTCGTAATTACCCGCTTGAAAGTTAGCCGCTTGATTATACAGATTGCCCGCTTGGGCATATTCCCCCGGCGTTTTTAGCCCCCGAATGCCCGCCCATGCAGCCGTCAAATCTGAATTAGGGCCAGCAACGTATTGATTAGGGTTTAACGGATTAAATTTACCGCTGAACGCATCAACCGCTCTATCAGTTGCCCCGTAAACTGCCTGTTGATAACGTGGATCAAGAGTAGTTGTACTGGTAGAATCTTTAGTCGATTCAGTCCTACCAGACTCTTCTATATCACCATCTAGCCAACCCATAACTTAACTCCTTTGAGCGGTTAAACCGTCAACGTATTCCACGAATAATTCTTCTTTTGTAATGGCAAAGTCAGCTATTTCGTTTGAAATTTGCGATACGTAACTCATGCCATGAACAAGAAAAATTATGTATAACAAAAAGTCTATGTTATTTGTAATGCAACGCCGTACTGCATAGACTGTTTTCTTAGAAACTAATTCGTTGGCTTCCAATTTAGGCACCAAATGCGCCCATGAATTGATAATTCCGGTCAGAAATGGAAGTAGATTTCCCCGGTGCGCAATAAAAAATGGGTTGCTAGGGAGTACCACCATCAAGGTAAACATAACTGAATTGATTCTGGAATCGGAAATTGGCTTATCTTTGTCAAGCAAATCATCCCAAAACTCGTATGCTTCAGATACTTGCATAAAAAATGAATAAGCGTTGTCATCGCTTATCCACCCGTAAATTTTACTGCGCTCTTGGTCGGTTAACATTTAAGCAGGTAGATATTTTTTAGCGTCAATTTGCTTGCCCTGTTTTTTGTTTCCGGTGCGGGCATGGCGGATGCGATCCATCATTGCGTATAGCATTTTAGCGCCTGCTTTACTAGACCCATTCCCAAGGTGGCTGACAACATCCGCAGGGATAACGAACTCTCCATCCGCAAGGCGTGCCGGCTGATGCCCGTCAATGGTGGCTTTTATCGAATCGCTCATACCATCACCGGGGCCGTCGAGATAACCTTCGACTGGTTTATTACTGGTAACACCACCGAGCTTTAACCCTGCTAACCCATACTGCGACGCAGGCGCACCGCCCATCGGGTTCATTGCGCTTTTTTGCGGGTCAATTGGGCCACCAGCAGCGCGGCGAACAGGCTGTGGACTACTTGACTGCCCAAACAAAGGCGTAGCCGCAGGGCGAGCGGGAGTGGATGCGGGAGTGGGAGTGGGCGTTCCCGGTGTTCTTGGCCCGACAAAGTTGGGGGACGACTGGCTAGGCCGCGAAGGCGCGGTGGGGATGGTGGATTTAATGCCGGTGCTCCTAGAATTTGAGGGTATAAAATTCGCAGCGGCAAGCAAAGGTGCGGCACTGGAAGGCCGAGAAGTGTCCGTTACAAGCGAAGAGGGCACGTTACCCGCTACGTCCCACGCCGTTTTAAATGGGGTAGCCGCAGCACCACTAGCCGCGCCACTAAACATAGAACTAGGGTTAGAAATAAAGTTGCCCACCTTAGAAACCCCTTGCCCGATAAAGTTACCCACGCCTCCAGCGGCTTGAATAGTGGGGACTAAACTTCCCGAACCATATCCCCCTGCGGTATTCAACAAAATCTCAAGAGGAGATCCTCCTTCCACCGCCGTTTTTATCCCGCCATACGCTGCTGCCAACGCGGGGCCGGCACCGGGGATAAACCCAAGCGCAATTTGCGGAAGAAAATCGGCAATCATGCCGCCTATGTCGCGAGGTTGAAGTGCATTCTGCGCTTGCAACGTTCGCTGCGAGTAATCCAAAAGCTCAGTCGCCGGAATGTTAGGATTTTGTGCCATAAGTTGTCGGACAGACGGTACTTTGGCGTCGTCGCGGCCCCAAGTCTTGTCCCCCCAGACCCCGGTGGTGTATTTCGGGTTGTCGAGGATGCGCTTGAGCATTGCCTGCGCTTTGGTTTCGGCCTGTGGGTCATCGGGGTTAATGCCCATTGCCCAGAGGCCAGCACCTTTGGTTTGGGAGAATTTTTCTTGGAAGCTACGGTTGTCTCGCTCTGGATCCATCCCCTGTCCAAATCTGACAAAACCGTATCTTTGGTCACCTTTTTGTGGGACATAAGTCTTAGACGCCGCCTCTTGCTGGTCTAGCTGTGCTTTTAGCGCAGGGTTAAGCGCCCCGGTCTGTGGATCACGCATCCAAAAAGCACCGCCGTTTTGCGGGGTGTTCAGCCCTCGCATGGAGTCTAAATAGTCGTACCCACGAAAAGAACCAATGCCTGCCATATCAGACTCCTACTTATAGCTGTGCAGAGATGACGATCCAACGTGCATCTGCTTGAGAATAAACTAACGTCACCGCTCCAGAACCTGTCGTAACGATGTCGGCTCCGGTGTTCGTGATAATGCGGTTTGGCGCGGTGCTACTCGCACTTTGATTTGCAATCGTCATGGCGTTTGCCGTGGCGTTATACAGCACCACTTGCTGTCCATCTAACGCGGCGTAGACCAAAGTAGGTACGGAATTGTAAACTGTATTACCCGTCAAAATCCCTGTAATCGAAAACGCCAAGGTAGGGGCTGAGATTCTAAAAAACGTAGCGGCAGGAATTGCAAAGTTATTGTTCGCGCCGTTAACTACCGTAAGCGCAGTGAACGGCGTAACAAGCTGCCTAGTGGATAGAACGTCAGTGTTTATTCCGCCTCTAGAATCTATTGCCGCAAAATACGTATCTAAAGACCGCATAAAACGGTTAAAGAATATCGCATCGTATTCTTTTGGTGCGCTGGGTATCCGGGGGGCTTTAGTTAAATCTAACGCCATGATTACCCCCTTGTACCGTCTTCACGTATATCGATTCGGGGCGAACCTAGTTGCCAATTAACCCCCAACTCGGTAGATCCAATAGAAACCCCTATCTGACGCGCACGCGCACGAACAAATACTTGGTCGGTATATTGCTCAACTAACGCCGTAGAACCGGGGCTTTGCGTAACCGAACGGGAGAAATTTTGATTTTCTGCGTTGTCGGTCATGTATGCAGCACCGGGAAAATTGCGCGGAAACAACGTAAAATTAACGCTGGGGGTCGTTCCTGACGCAGAGCCTACAAGTGATACATCTGGTATCAGTCGGCGCACCAGCATGAATTTGTTGCCGTCTGGGTCAAGGTCGATGTTGTTGGAAGTAATATACGAAGTCATCGGAAGCGTGCCCGCGTCAGTACCACGTTCATGGTCATATAGGTAGTTATCGTCCCCACTCGCCCCTTGGGGGTATTGCCGCAAGGGAGAATCAGACCACGCGGTACGGCTCATCCCTTCAGTGCAGTCGCCGTAATACCAGATGTTTTCAGAATAATTATAGATAACATATTTATTTATGGTGTCGGAATTAGTAGAGCAATAAAACCACCAAATTTCAAAGAAGCGTTCGTTACCTGCGGCTGTAAATTGTTCTGCCTGTGCCCAATTAATGTCTTCAAATACATGTTGTCTAAGCGTGCATTCTATAGTCTCTACACGCCCGTTATACATAAAGAATTTATCCGTACCCATCCAATACAATCTGTTATCTTTAACGGCTATTGCACTTGGCCCCATAAGAGAAATTTCGTTAGAAATTAAGTCTTGGGAAAATACGCTATCGCCTCCTACAAATTGTATTGAGGTAATAGACCGTTCAGTAAACACCAGCGTTTCTGTTAAGTTTGGAACTGCTCGTAAGATAGTAGATCCTGTTTGAATTTTTAGAAACCCCGCAGTGGAAAGTTCTGAAGACGCAGGATCCCAATCCAGATAATTTGATTGACTTGCCCATCGCACCAACAATGGGTCAAAAAACGTAACGCCGCCGCCGTAAGTTGTAGCCCCGAACGCCATCAAAATACCACTTTTAGGGTCAAACAGAATTTGCCCTACTTGGTTAGGTACAGACGCTGCTCCTACTTTACTACTTAATAATACAGCGTTAGTAGGCCCAGCTGCTGGCGCTACAGTAAACGATGTATCTATTGCCCAGTAATAAATGTCGCTATTACGAATATTAAAAAGTAAATCAGTTCTATTAGATGTTACGTTGTATCGTGACGCGAAATACACCAATCTAATTTGATTAGAAATCGCCGTTGCGGCAGCAATGCCCCACCCCGTTAACGGAGGAAGCGTATAGGGAAATGAAGTTGAGGAAGTACCGCCCCAGTAGGGCGCACCCCAACCTACACCAGACCCAGACGAACTGAACCCGGAAGGGATATAAAAATATGCAATGATGGAAGCGCCGCCGCCCGCGCCAGCAGAAGTTGCTGCTGTATCCACCGTGATATTAAAAGTAGTGGTGCTGAGTACAGTAATCTCAAACTGGACGTTATTAAGGCTTGCAGCAGGGATGCCATTAGCGGCAGTTGCCCCCGAAAACACTACGTAGTCCCCAGTGACCCCACCATGCGCGGTGGTAGTAGTGACTAAAACGGTAGTGGAAAACGCGGCGGTGGTAAATGAAACAGTACCAGCGGCAAATGTCGCACGGATAGGCGTAATGTCGTTGAGCGTGCCGTTGCTTTCTACGTAAACTTTGGTGCTAGTACCAAGCGCAAGAAAATTGTATCCGGGCGTGGGGAGCCAGTTAAATAACGTGCGGCAAACCCCTAGATACGCAGACGCAGACGCCTTAAGCCACCCACCTAGTTTTTGTGGGTAGCCAGAGAGAAACCGAATTTTATTAGATTCCCACCAACCGCCTTCGCCTGTGTAGTTGGTTTGGTCTCGGTTTACCCCCGGCTTAAATATCAGCTTTTTAAGGGGCATTTACTTTTCCTTGCGGAAAATCTCGATGGCCGAGATGACAGCACCTACCGCCAGACCAATCTGCTGCATAGCATCGGGATTAACCCCCACGCCAAGCGTGCCCACCATGACGGCAGCGCCGCGCCAAGTAGAGGGTTCCTTCGCACGATCTAGGAAAAACTTGAGATTCATGGAGGCTCCTCCTACGGAAGGTTAATCAGATTCTCGGCGATACGCCGTGCCCACCCTTTACCATACTTATCGAAAACTTTCAACTCTGTCATGAACTTGAGGCGCTGACCGTTGAACACCGCAGCGAGCTTGTACTGATCCATTGCCCGCACCGCCGCTAACGTCCCCTGACCGATAATCCCGTCATCCTTAACCCCAACGGCCCGCTGAAGCCACTTCGCAGCCTGACCCACACCGGAGTTCACCGCCCCATCAAACACAGCAAAACGCACTTGCTTGGGGAGATCGTCAGCGTGCAATTTGTCCCAATAGTCCCGGCGATAAATCTGCTGCGCTCGCTCAAGCGTCAAGTTCTTGATGTCCTCCATCGGATAGGAGTTAGCGGCGACGCCATACTTAGTGCCCAACATTTCGCCAACGCCAACCTTGCCGCCAGTCCAGTTGCCGGGGTCGTTGCGATCGTCGCTGTAACCGCCTTCGTGCCCGATAAGTACCTTGAAAGATTCTTCAAACGTCATTTGTCCACCTTGGAGTCTAATTTGTCAAAGATACGAACCAGCATTTCTTTCACTTCGCGAATGTCTACACGGTAATCTTCACGGGAAACGTAAGTGCGAGGGATTTCTTCGCGGAGCTTAGAAAGGTCTGAACGAAGCGCGATACTAGCCTCCCACACGGAGCGGCCAAACCACCCAATAATCGTCATCACAACGCCAAGGATGATGTTAAAAAGTGTTTGGTAGTCCACTATTCTTTCCTACTTTTATCGTCTGTGCGTTGGTCAGTGGCGATCTTGATGCCGGTAATCAACCCAATGAATCCCCCTACGATGGTCTGGAACGCAGGGAGTACGGCTTCAAAAATCTTGTTGTTGTCCACCTTCTCGTCAAACAGCCCAACCATCATGCCGCTGACCATTGCTAAAAGAATGGTCGATAACGTGACCGTAGCAATGAGAGTGACCCAGACCGACAATTTCTCATTGGCATTCATGACCTACGCCCAAGGCAAACCTTCGGAAGTCGTCGGAGCTTTACGCCGGTCGATTTCCGTTTTCATGGCATCCATCACTTCCGCAACGCGCTCTTCCCCCAGAAAATCTACAACCCACTTAATTACTTGTTCTTCCGTCAAATCTTCAAACGGTATGAAATCGGGGCACCCAGAGTCAGGCACAAACCCTGCATGTCCAAAGGCAGTGGCATGAAACCCTTCATCTTCTGCAAAAACTCGCCAATGGGTGACGACAACGCCCCCAGTATTAATATCGCGAGTCATTCGTTCAATTTTCCAAAAAACGTTCATGTTTGGTTACCTCACTTATTTAGATTCAAGGGTTAAAATACGCGCTTTAAGATTTTCGATCATGGCCTGCTGTTCTTGGATCGCTTTGGTCAGCAAGGACACCATATTACCGTATCCAAGCGCATCGGGCCGGTTTTGGTCATCGTATTGAACAAACTGAGTCAGCCCAATGTCATGCACTTCCTCGGCAATGAATCCACCAAAAACGGTATCTCCATCGTTGTTACCCTTGTAAGTAACAGGACGAAGTTGCATTACCTCTGCAAGGCCGTATGGCGCGTTTTCAACGCTATTTTTATATCGAATTGAAGAGGTACTGCGCTGAAGAATGCCGCTGGCAGAACTCATTACCATATTCACAGCAGAGCCAGTAGTGCTGGCGTATGCGTCTGGGCATCGAAACGCGCCATCTACAATGTAAAGGCCGTCCACGGAGGTATAGCGAACTCGTTCTGAAATCGCGCCTGCTTTCATCGTGAACAGCGAAAGCGTCCCATCTTCTGAACCGTTAACCGGATCTGCGATTGTTGTTGTGAGTCTGACGTATTCGGTCAGAGCAGAAGCACTGTTATTGCCGTAAAAACGCAAATTGGCAATGTCATCTGATGCCGCAGGGGACGCGCTGTTTTTGAAAAAATTGATGTTCATACCAGATGTGCCGTCATCGGTATCAATAAAATATGCGTTTGTAAGCGCAGTAGAACGCGATGTTAACGAATACCCAGAAGCAGCCGCGCCACCAGCGGAGACAGTCGAAGAGGCACTAAGGGTAGTGAACGCTCCGGTGCTAGGTGTGGTAGCGCCTACAGTCCCGTTGATCGGGCCGGCAAATGCTGTGGCTGTGACAGTACCGTTGACATCAAGCGCAGTGGAAGGAATTTTCCCAATACCAACGTTCCCCCCAGCTTCAATCCGCATCCGCTCTGCGGGGGTTGTAGCATTAGCGGTGAAGAAACGGAGGTCTGCATAGTTACCCGCAGTAGATTGAACCGATTGGATGGAAGCAGCCCTAGTAGTGCCGCTACCATTAGGGTCAAAATATAATGCAACCCCAGTGTTGATTGTTGAAGCAGTGTTGTTCTGAAGGAGCATTACATCGGACACCGCCCCACTAGAATCTACACGTACATTGAATTTTGTAGGTGCTGCTATACCGCCAATGCTTACATTCCCAGAGAATACGCTAGGGGCGGTGCCATTTGCGTAGAAAGCGTAAGCTGTACCGCCGCCGGAAGCAGTGTTAACGGCGGAATAGAACCCGTAAGCGGTTTTCCCAGCGGTTACCGCAGCGGTATCAGCGGCGAAAAAAGCGTAGTTATTAGTAGCGCCAATAAGCGTACCGCCGGAATTAAAACCCCATTGAGTGGTTACAGTTGACCCCGCGCCAATAGTTCCTTGAGATGCAAGATAATGATACAGCTGCGTTAATGTAAACGCAGAGGCGGCGGTAGCTAAAAATGTATTGTATCCGCGAGCTTGTGAAGTTACGTCACTTTGAATAGTCGCAACTGTATTATTGGCACTTGATACTGTAGCGCCAGTAATGGTTTTAGCGTTGAAAAAATTACTACCCGCCGTGCCATTAGACCCAATGTTGACCGTGCCGGTAAACACATTGGGCGCGGTGCCTGCTGAGTAAAATCCGTAAGTCGTGCCGCCACCCGTGGCGGTGTTGACGTTAGAGTGAAACCCAAAAGCAGTTTTACCAGCGGTTACGGCGGCGGTATCGGCGGCAGCAAAAGCATAGTTATTAGTAGCGCCAATTAAGTTGGCTTCTGAATAATACCCAATTTGGGAGGTTACAGTTGATCCCGCGCCAATAGTGCCTTGACCGGCGTAAAAATGTTGAATCGTCGTAGAAAACGATGCGGCGGCGGTTCCCAGAAAACTTGTATAGCCCCTAGCAGAAGCAGTAACGTCACTTTGAATAGTTGCGCTAGTGAAGTTACCATACGCAGCCGTAGCGCCAGTAATAGTTTTAGCGTTGTAAAAATTACTACCCGCCGTGCCATTAGACCCAATGTTGACCGTGCCGAGGAATACGCTAGGGGCGGTGCCTGCGCCGTAGAAAGCGTAAGTCGTGCCGCCGCCGGAAGCAGTGTTAACGGCGGAATAGAACCCAGTAGCAGTTTTGCCTGCGCCTACTAAGGTGGTATCAGCAGCGTAAAAACCGAAGTTACCAGTAGCACCAATAAGCGTACCGGCGGAATTAAATCCAAATTGGTTCGTAACTGAAGTTCCGCTAAACGTGCCTTGCCCGGCTTGAAAATGGTTAAGGTTAGTAAGCGTTACAGAAGCTGCGGTGGCGAGATCAGTTCTATATCCAACAGCAGTCCCGGTTACATCGCTTTGAATGGTGGCTGAAGTTGCATTTCCATACGAAATAGTCGCATTGCCAGTAATAGCTCGGGCGTTATAAAAATTAACCCCCGCCAAGCCATTAGTCCCAATGTTGACCGTGCCGGTAAACACATTGGGGGCAGTGCCCGCGCTGTAGAAACCGTAAGTCGTGCCGCCGCCGGTAGCAGTATTAACTGAAGAATAGAACCCGTAAGCGGTCTTGCCTGCGGTTACTGCGGCGGTGTTGTTTGCATAGAAAGCATAGTTACCAGTCCCTCCAATTAAGTTGGATTCTGAAAGAAACCCAAATTGGGAGGTTACAGTTGACCCCGCGCCAATACTTGACTGGTTTGCGTAAAAATGTTGAATCGACGTAGAAAACGATGCGGCGGCTGTTGTCAGAACGGTTGCATATCCCCGAGCAGCAGCAGTAACGTCACTCTGAACAGTTGCCTGCACAAGGCAGGCGTTCGCACTCGTAGCGCCAGTGATAGCTTTGGCGTTGTAAAAACTATTGCCTGCGGGAACAGTCGTTGCGCCCATACCCACCGCACCGCTTGTGTCGATTACAAACGGGGTACTATCTGGATTAGTATCGTCTTCTACCAACAACGCATTACCTGAGCCAGTTTGCGTAATGCGAAGAGCATTAACAGACGAAGCGCCTGTAATAACTGTGCCAACGGTAGACTCGTTCGTGATTAAAAGCGGGCCGGTTTTTAGTTTGTAATTGATAAACGTAATTACCGCGCCTACACCACCTCCGTTACAACGGATAATAGCTTCAAAACCGTCTTCAATAGTTACCGCACGGTTAAGATCCGAGCCATTCCAAGTTCCTTGAAAAACATTCAGCGATTGCCCCGTGGAATTACGAATGAAGTAATACCCAGCAAAATCGTTAGGGGCAATTTGCAAATATCCCGCAGACCCTAACGCTCCTGACGCAGTAAGAATTCGCTTCTGCCCATCAGAAGCTGCGCCGTCAGTAACTTGAAGGATAGTAGGAGCGCCAACAGCAGTGCCGGTTACGGCGATAGTAACCGCGCCAACAATTGCGTTGTCGATAATCGCGCTGAGATTACTATTAGTAGTGAGCCCCCACGTACCGGCCTGTTCGCCTGTGCCGATAAGTTCGATACCCAAATTAGAAAAAGTAGAAGCCATTTTTTAAATCCTTTACGCAGCTATTTGCGTCCAATTGGGGGTTTGGGCATCATTGACATCTGTCCAAGTACCCGTCTGAGTATCATTAATTACCGCCCAGCTTGGATTTTGGTTGGGGGCTATCTGGCTCCATATAGTAAGGGAAACCGTCCCAATCACTCCAGTCGTCGTAACCCCGACAAGGTTGGCTTCTGCACCGGGAATAGCGGAGACATTCCCTACGACCCCAGTCGTCGTAACACCTGTAAGCGCGACATTAGCTGCGCCGGAAACAGAAACAGTACCAACTACGCCGGTCGTAGTACGTCCAGTAAGGGCTACGTTAGCTGTACCAGAAACGGAAACTGTTCCAACTACGCCAGTCGTAGTACGTCCAGTAAGGGCTACGTTAGCTGTACCAGAAACGGAAACAGTACCAACTACGCCCGTTGTAGTACGTCCAGTAAGGGCTACGTTAGCTGTACCAGAAACGGAAACTGTTCCAACTACGCCAGTCGTAGTACGTCCAGTAAGGGCTACGTTAGCTGTACCAGAAACGGAAACTGTTCCAACTACGCCGGTCGTCGTGACGCCCGTGAGGGCAACGGAGTTACTTACCCAAACGGTAGAAAACGGCGCTCCAGAAAACGGCGCGACGGAAAACATCTACTAGCCCCAAGGAAGGGGTAGGGATACGACCGGAGGCTGCTGCATATACACAATCTGCATGTTCAGATTAGTTTCAATGGCCGTTTTAGCATCACTACCTATTTGCGCCCATACCCAGTTAAGCACTTGCTGCTCAGTGAGTTGATCGTAGGGGATAAAAGTCCCCGTCGGCGCGGGGATTTCAATCTGCCCGCCGCGCCGGGCTTCATTTACACCGTCAGTATCTGATGCCAGCCAATCAACAAGGTAGACAACATCGGCCTGCCCGGATTCTTGCGTTTTGACCATCATTGATTGAACAATCCAAGTTGTCATGGCGATTAGCTCCAGTTACCAACCGTTTGCACGGTGCTAGACCCAATCGGGGTAAAAACAAAATAAGACCCAGTAGCGACTACGTTGGCGGCTGCCACCGATAGCGCGATAGAAGGGATGATAGTTCCGGCAGTAGTGATCACAATAGACCCTTGAACCAGCGCATACCCAGTCGTAGTGGTAGTTGCCGGGGTAATAATAGTAGCAGCAGCAGTATTGCTAAACGTGGTGTTCGCCGCAGTGGTTGACGTTGCTGATTTATTAGCGGTAGCAAGATAACGGAATCTGCCGAGGGCTGTGCCGCCAAACCCAAACGCTATTGTCCCGGATGTGGCGGAAAGAGCGCTTAGGTTCAAAAGGCATTCAAATAAATACGAACCAAGAGTTACCGTCAAAGTTCCATTAGTTGTAGCGTTAAACGCCTGCTTTAGTACGTTGGCGGTGCCAAGCGGGGTCGTGTAGTCTGAGGTCAAGATGACAAACTGAGGCGCGGCTACAACGCCTCGCTGACTTGCCTCGCCAGAGAAATAGAGGTTTTCTCCGTCGTACTCCATTGCCCCGGCTTCAGCCGTTGTCAGGTTTGTCCCTGACGTAAATTTTAGCGGAGCGGTGCCTGCGGTAGCGGTGCCAGCAGAGGGCGTAAGTCTTCCAGTGACAGTAGTGAAAGTGCCAGCAGCCGCAGCCGTTCCACCGATAGCCGGAGGAGAAGCTAAGTAGGTGCTAAAGCCCGTACCGGAGACAGTCGAAGAGGCGCTAAGGGTAGTAAATGCGCCAGCAGCCGCAGCCGTTCCACCGATAGCCGGAGGAGAAGCTAAGTAGGTGCTAAAGCCCGTACCGGAGACAGTCGAAGAGGCGCTAAGGGTAGTAAATGCGCCAGTCGAAGGCGTAGTAGCCCCTACGGTTCCGTTCAAAGGGCCAGAGAACGCAGTGGTGGCAGTGATCGTAGTGCCTCTAACGGTCGAGGCGGTTGTTCCACCGATAGCCGGAGGAGAAGCTAAGTAGGTGCTAAAGCCCGTGCCGGAGACAGTCGAAGAGGCGCTAAGGGTGGTGAACGCCCCGGTGCTGGCGGAAGACGCGCCTATCGTAGTGCTGTTAATAGTCCCCGCAGTGAACGGATACCCCGCAATATTGCCGCTGGCGTCTTCATAAACCGCTTTACTTG